TGCGCTTCCTCGATCATCAGCACGTGCTTGTAGCCGGCGCGCGCAGAGGCGAGCAGCGCCTTGCGCACGGCGCGGGCCACCGCTTCGTTCTTCTGCGGTACGCGGGTGTCCGGCTCGATGTCGCTGATGATCGCCGCGCCGATGGCCGAGGTGTTGAGCTTGGACTTGTCGAAGGTCTGCGGAAAGATCAGGCGGATGTTCTTGCCTTCGCGGCTGATGCGGTGCTGCAGCAGCTTGCGCAGCGTCGTCTTGCCGCTGCCCGATTCACCGATCGCCGCCGTGATGCCGCCGACCAGGGCGGTCTGGATCATCGCCTCGACCACGTAGTGCTGCGACTCGGACATATAGACGTCGTCGGGGGCATTGATGTCGTCGAGGAAAGGATCGCGGAACAGCTTGAAATGGCGCTTGGCCTGGGGTGAAAGCATCTGAATCTCCATGGGTTCGAATTCGGGTTCGGTGGTCACAACCTTGAGGCGGGCGGGCTTGGCCGGGCCGGCCTTGCCGACGTGGCTGCCGATGGCATAGACGCCGCGATAGCGGTCGTCGCCCTCGGGCTCCCAGCAGCCGGCCAGCTCGGCGGCGGGCACGCCGCGCTTGACCAGGGCATCCTCGATCTGCGCCTTGATCGCTTCCGGCGCGATGCTGCGCGGGAAGTAGCTGTGATTCAGCACCTGGTTGAGCGCCGTGCGGCTGAGCGGCACATCCTTGGCCTGCTTGATCTCGGCGGCCAGCGCCGGGTGGGATATGCCGTGCCGGATCAGCACGCCTTTGAGCTTGATGGGCATGTAGGGGCACCCTCTAAAGTTGGCAGGCAAGGCACTCATGGCGCACCTCCCCGGTTTGGTGATTGAACGATTTCATGGTTGAATCTCCGTGCTGTTGTGCTGCAAATCGCCCGTCACATGCGCTCCAACGCAGTGGCGGGCACCTCTCAGGCACCGCCCACCGCCCGCAGGCGTGGGGGTTCCGTGAAACTTCTCAGGCGCTCGACGATCGCGCCGACTTCCGATTCCAGTGCGCCCTCCGGATACCAGCCCGACAGCTGCTGGTAGTGAGCCGGCGTCCACTCGCCCGGCATGGCGCCGGCCAGGCGGCTGGCCAGCTGCACCAGGTTGAGCGTGCGGGCTTCGATGACAATGGCGGGTGGCGTATCGAGCGAGCGGTTGGCGACCACGCCGGGCACAGCCGTTTCCAGTTCGGTGCCCCGGCGCGGCAGATAAGCCGGAGCATTTTCGAGTGCATCGTCCATGTGCTTCCACGGGTCGATCGCGCCATCGAAAGCCAGCTTCTTGCCCTTGCGTGCCGCAGCTGCTTCTTCCAGCGTGTCGGCACCCATCAGCAATTTCTCGATACCCTTGGCCGCCGTTTGAGCCGGGGTGTCGGCGTGGCGGGCGTAGGCCTCGCCAATCGGAACCGCGTTGTCGTCAAAGCCGAATGCGTCCTTGCCTACCGGCTCGACCACGTAATAGACGTCGCGTCCTTCAACGTCAGCCGTCACTACCTGGGCGGCCTCGGGGCGCCATGGGTTACGGCAAATCCAGACCTTGTCGCCGTTCTGAATGCCAGGCACGGCAGAGACGTCGAACTTGCTGCCGAGGAAGCTGACCTGCAGCTTGTCATTGACCAGGCGCGTTTCCGGCGCGCTGTGCGCCAGCTCGCGCAGCACCTCGCGCGGCGGGGCCAGCTGCAGCTGGTCGGCGTCGATGCACATCCAGGCCGCGTATCGCGTCTGGCCGTGCCGGGTGTGCGTATGGGAACCGTTGAAATAGCGACGCCACTTGGCGGCCGCGGCGTTGAGTTCTTCCAGGGACTGCACGGCGACGAACTTGAGGCCCGACTCGAAGCTCTTCTCGATCTGGTCGTGCGCCTTCTCGACCTGGCCCTTGGCGCGCGGGCTGCCGACCTGGTTGATAAGCATGCGCACACGTAGCGCCTTGCACAGGTTCTTGAAGACGGCGCCGGTGTTGGCGCTGCCGGGGTCGAGCATGGCCATGAAGGGCACGCCATGCATCGGCTCGCCATCGCGCGGCAGCATGGCGTTGATGAAGACCGAGGACAGGTTTTCGCCGGATTCGGCGCCATATACGTATTCGACGTAGATGTGACCGCTGGCGTGGTCAGTGATCGCGTAGCGCCAGACGCGGTCGTTTTCAATGCGCTCGACGTTGGCCGGCTTGTTCTTGTAGAAATCCTTGTGCTCCATGACCTGCAGGCCGTTGCGCTTGGCATCCGGCGAGCGCTTCAGGTAGTACAGCACGCACAGCGAGGCATCGATCTGCCAGACATGGTTCGGGTGGAGCGACGACAGCGCGACAGCCGGTGCCGGCCGGTTCAGCGTATCGGGGTGCAGGCCGTAGGTACGCAGCGAACGGTTGATGGTGGCGATCGCCAGCGGCGTGATCTCCCCGCTTCTGGCGTCGACCGTCTCCGCCTTGATCAGGCCATTGGCTCGTAACGCCGTCACCGCCAGTTCGACCGAAGCCAGGCGCTTGCCGTTGCGTCGGTGGCTTTCCTGCATGAAGGCCGAGATGATCTCCGCCTCGTCGCGCGGCAGAACGACCTGCCCGGCATCGGCGCGGCGCTTGCGCTCGCCAGTTAGAGTGACTTCCTTGCGCCAGCGCATGACGGTCTGGTAGGACACCCCAAGCTCATCGGCAGCGGCCTGCCATGGCGCACGTTGCTGGCCGTGCGGAAGTTCAAGCGCCTGCCGGCAAGCCAGCTGGATACGCTCGATGACGGTCGGCGTCAGGGCCATGGCGTCCTCCATTATTCGGCGTTGGCCCAGGGGGCGACATCCTCGGCGCGCAACAGGCCGAAGTCTTCGCGGATTTCGCGCACTGCACGCTCGATCTGGCCGAGAGCGCTGGAAAGGTAGGCGTCGCACTCGCCACCGTGTTCCGCCAGGTGTTCCTTGAGCGCAGCGAAGGACGGGCGCAGCTTGCCGGCCAACGCGCCCTCGATGCCGGCGGCGTGCGCCAGCAGTTCGGTGCGGATGCCCTCATAGCGTTCTTCCGGGCTGGCGGTGGCAACAAAGCGCGCCTTGCGTCCAAGCTCGTCGAGTTCCTTGTTCTGGTTCTCGATCTTCAGCTGCTTGTCGGCGAGCAGCTTGTCCTTGGCTGCCAGCTGGCCTTGCGCGTCGGAGTTCTCCTTGGCATGCCGGGTAATCAGCTCTTCCGCCAGGTCAAGCAATGAGTCCTTGTCGCCATCCTTGGCCGCTTCCAGCAGCGCGGTGCGCTGATCGGTGGGCAGCCTGCGGAATTTCCGCAGATCGCGATAACCGATGCCGATGCGCTGCATTTGCTCAAGCGCTTCTTCGCCGAAGGCTTGCAGGTTGGCGATGTCTTGGTTGGCTTTTTCGTCAGAAACGCCGAGCAGCGTGCAAAACTCAACCCAGGTGCCTTTCAACTCCAAACCGTTTGGAGTCACCGAACCGGCAAGTTGTTGATACAGCTTGTTTTCCTTGACGATGGCCAGCTTGGAAACTCCAAACGTTTGGAGTAGATCGCCGGCGGCCTGAAAGGCCTGCGCCTGGCCGAGCAGCTGGTTAACGACGTCGCGGCCCTGGTTGTAGGCTTGCTGGAAGGCAACAATCTGGCCTGCGTTTTGGGTGTCGCGATGAATCGCTTCCTCATCGACCTGCAGTTTGTCGTGGGGTTGAAACTCAATCGGCTTGCGTCCTACTGTCATTTTGTTGCTCCCTGTTGTTTGTGGCGCCGGGCTGCCCGGTACCAGGTTTCCAAAACCGAATCGGTCAGCTTGCGATGAAGCTCAATCCACTCGTTGATGTCGTCGCCTTCGCTTGAAACGTGTTCGGCGATCAGCTGGCCGGCCTCTTCGGCGCTGGTGCTGTTGCGCGCAATGGCGGAAAGGTAGGCAAACACGCGCTGCCCGGTGCGGTGACTGCTTGCCGTGTTTTGGTATTCGGCAAGAAGCGCCTTGATTTTCTGATCGCTCATCCCGGCAGCCTCGTGTAGCGCTGCTTCAGCTCGTCCATCCGGTCGGACGAGCGGGCAACGTGATCGGAAAACGCCAGCGCGATCTGCACCAGCTTCGGCCCGAGGCGCCAGCGGCCGGTGTCAGGCAACTGCTCGGCGAGGCCCGCCTCCTTGAGGTTGGCCAGGTCACGGGTGACATTGCTCGGGTTGGTGTTCAGCGCCTTGGCCAGGTCGGAAGGCGCCAGGCCGCTGAATTCGTTGCCGGCCAACAGCACGACGGCCTTGAGCAGGCGCTGCTGCGCGGCGTTGATGTAGGTGTCCTTGCTCACTCTCCGGCCTCCAGTTCCAGTTCCGGCTGGCTGGCGCGGGCGGCGTTTTCTCGGTGCCAGGCGAGTTGTTCCATGGTCGTGGTGATGCTGGCGATCGCCTCGGCAGAATTGGCCTTGCCGGCGGCGAAGTTGATCAGCGCGCCGGCCGCCTCGTGCATGGCGGCCTGCACCGTCGTCAGATCGGCGGCAGCCGGCAGCTTGCCGGTCGGGATGTCGATGATCAGTCGGTGCGCTGCGTGCGCCAGGTAAATGGTGACGTAGCTGCAGCGGCAGGCCAGCTCGAAGGGGCGAATCAGTACGGCCGGCAAGCGGCCCGATTCCACCCACTTGTACAACACCCACTTGTTGGCCAGCCCCATGTCGGCGGCAATATGGTCGATGGTGCGGCGGTGCTTGGTCAGGGCATGGGTCAGGCAGGCCTCGATGGCTTCCTGCATGCTTTGCGGCGGGTGTTTCCAGTTTCGTGCAGTCATTGGAAAGTCCTTGTTTCGGGGTGATCCAAAAAGAAACGGTTTTTGCTACTATGCAAATTAGTTGCGTGTGGCTAAATTGAAGCCATCGCAACGAAGGGAGAAGGTCATGAGCGAAATCGATTCACTGCGGCAAGAAATTGCCGTCCTGCGCCGACAAGTCGACGAAACAGACGATTGGGCCAATGGGATTCAGCAGGTGCTTGTTGCGGTGCTGCCGTTTCTATTGCGTGGCCATCCCGAGGTGGAAAAGGTTGAGGGGCTGCTCCGCCACTATGCCGACCGCTATGAAGAGCTGTTGGCTCACCCGGAACGGGCCGAAGATCGGCATGACACGCCGGAAAAGCAGGAGGCCGGCAAGATGCTGTATTGGCAGCTGGCTGTGCTTGGGGTATGGCCCGGGATTTCTGCTGAGCAGGCGGCTCGTAACGTGATGGAGCGGCATGCGAAATAAGCGCCAGGGCCATGGTGTCGCTGAGCAGGCAGCGGCCATTGGCGCGGGTGGAGGCTGTTTTCAGGGCGGCGATGTTTGGCATGATGGGTCTCAGGCAGCGAGGCGTTGATCGGGGTCCGGCTTGAGGCCGAGCAGGATGGCGGCGCGGTGGGCATTGCCGCGGTGGCCCTTGAGGTTGCCGCGCAACAGGTCGACGACCGTGTAGCGGTTGAGGTTGTAGTAGCGGCACCATTCGGCGATGCAGATGCCGTTGGCGGGAAACCAGGCCCAGGCCTGGCTGGGTTCTAAACCGGGGGGCGGTCGCTTCATGAAGGCCTCCTTGTGTTGCGCGTTGTGTGGTTCCGCGACAAAACAAATGGAGTCGCGGTTTGATGTGTTAATCGTATCCCACCATTTGGTGGGGTGTCAACCATTTGGTGTGTTATGGGTATCGAAAGATCGGATATAGCAATTCGCCTGTCAGAAGAGCGCGGTAAGCTGGGGATTAGCCAAGGTGAGTTTTGCCGCCTACTAGGGATTGCAACGGAGACGCTGCGCCGCTACGAAAACGGGCAGCGCGAAATGGGTGCAGAATTCGTTGCGAAGGCCGCAACGGTCGGTATTGACGTTCAGTACGTCCTACTTGGCGTGCGGTCATCCAATGCGCTGGAGGCTGAAAAATCGGTGGCTGCGCCCGGCGTCTCTTTCGACGGTGGGAATAACGGCAATGTGATCGGGGTAATCAATGGCGGCACCATCCACCAGGTGAATACCCAGAACCACGTCCAGAAAACCATTGCCGAGGTCAGGCCGGGCGACGAACACATCTCGGATGAGCAGGCCGCCGCCCTGCATGCGCTGGTCGATACCGTGGTCGATACCGAGAAACGGCTGAAGCAGAAGCCGCGCGGCCATCGTGCGGTATGGGGTGCGCTGAATGCCCATTGCAGCGTGCCAGCATACCGCCTGATCCGAGCTGAGGATTTCGTCAAGGCGCAGAAGTACTTGCACCAGTGGGTCGGCCGCCTCAGTTCGATGGCCAGCGCACCGGTCAAGAACGGCGACGCCTGGCGCAAGCGCAAGTACGCCTACATCAAGATCAACAGCAAGGACGACCCCGCTGCGGTCGATCGTTATATTGCCAAGAATTTCAAAGCGGCCAGCCTGACCGAACTCGACAATCAGCAGCTAGAGCAGGTCTATCGTTATGTCGCCAGTCGAAAAAGCAAGGGCGGGTGACGGTATTTGTCCGGCGGGCCTGCGCCGGTATTTTTCGCCACCGCTCAGCCCGATATGGCCGGGTGGCCGCGTAAATTGATTTGCGAGCGGTGTAACACGTGTTACACAGCTATTTTTGCTCGCAAGTAGACTCGCCTAAGTCGCAACTGTGATTTTTGTCGTATTTTTGATGTCGACCGCAACCGTTAGTCTAGTAGCCAACCGGCCAGCCCGGCCAAGCCCTTTCCCCTGACCAACTGACCTTCGCCCCGGCATCCTGTCAGCACACGTTTGATGTGCCACCTGACAGGAGCCAGACATGGGCGAACCAAAAACCCCCCCCGTAACTTCCGATACCCCTGCGGTTCAGGTCACCAAAGCGCAGGCCGCCAAGGCCGTGGTGCGCCAGGTGCCGGCGACCGACAAGGCGAGCAAGCCGACCGGCGAAATGAAGGATGTCCCGGTCAAGGCCGAGGAGGTTTTTGACTATGCGGTGCGCGGCGAGCAGGTAATCGTCGTTACCGTCGATGGCCAGAAGCTGGCGGGCAAGCTGTGAAATTCCCGTCTTCCGGTCTGCGCGGTCTGCAGCTGCGCGAAGCGGCGGCCGACCCGGTGCGCATCATCAGGCTGGTGCGCACGGCGCTCGATGCCAAGATCAACGCTGGCGGCCCGGGTGCCGAGCGCAAGTGGTTCGAGGTCGACGCGGTCTATAACGACAGCGTCGTCATCTGCCTGGATGGCCGGCACTGGTCTTATCCCTACACGCTGGAAGCCGGTGTCGTTACCCTGGCCGACCCGCTGGAAGTCATCGAAACCTTCGTGCCGCTCAAGGAAGCCGCGCCGGTGGATGCCGAGCTGCGCCTGGTCGAGGCCGATGGTCAGCCGGCCGGAACGGTCTGGGAGGCGACGCTGATTCAGGCGGGCGTTTCGCTGAACCGCGTTTTCTACCCGGATGCCCTGCTGCGCGAGGCGGCGCCGTTGTTTGAGGGCGTGCGCATTCGTCTGGTGAGCGACGTGAAGCATATCCAGGGCGGCGACCCGGATCTGCGCGACGTGGTTGGCTGGGCGAACAACCCGCGTTTTGTCGAGGGCGCTGCGCCGGATACCGGCCGCGTCGTCGCCACGCTGACCCTGCCCGGCCTGCCGGAACACACGCGCAACCTGCTGGTGGCGGCTTCGGCGGCTGGCAAGCAGGACGTGGCTGGCTTGTCGATCGATGCCGTCGGCAAGGGCTCTCTGCGCATGATCGAGGGCAAGAAGGTTCGCGTGCCGTCGAGCATCGATCGCATCAAATCGGTTGATCTGATTGTCGAGCCAGGGGCCGGGGGCCGCCTTGTTCGTCTGCTTGAAGCTGCCCCTGACCCCGCACTTTCCCAAGGAGACCGCGAAATGGCCTTGCGTCAAATGATGTTGCGCTTCATCGAAGCCAAGAACCCGGCGGCTTTTGCCGCCATCGATGCGGAGACGATCTCCGACGATGCCCTGGAGCAGGCTTACCGCGAGGCGGTTTCCGCCAGCGCCAAGCCGGCCCCGAATGCCCTTGCCGCCGATGTGGCTGCGGCCGAAGAGCGTATCCGCATGGTCGAGGCGCGCGCCACGGCCCGTGCCAGCATCGAGGCCAGCACCCTGCCGGCCCCGGCCAAGGATCGCCTGCAGCGTGACTTCGCGGTGCGCGAGCGCTTTATCGAGGCCGACGTGACGGCCGCGATCGAGGCCGAGCGTGCCTACCTGTCGCGCTTCGTCGAATCCGGCCATGTGCGCCTGGGTGACTTCCCCGACGTTCATGTCGAGGATCGTTCGGTGAAGGTCGCCGGCATGCTCGACGCCTTCTTCGATCCGGCGCACAAGGATCACCGTTCCGTCCAGAGCTTCCGCGAATGCTATGTCGAGATGACCGGCGACAAGCGCGTGACCGGCCGCTTGCAGGACTGCGACATGGTGCGCTTGCGCGAAAGCGCCGGCATGAACTTCCGCGAAGCGGTGATGGATTCGACGACCTTCGCCCAGGCGCTGGGCGATGCGATCACCCGCCGCATGCTGGCCGATTACGCCACGCCGAGCCAGTACGATGTCTGGCGCGATCTGGCGACGGTGGTTCCGCTCTCCGATTTCCGCACCCAGCACCGTACCCGCTTCGGTGGCTTCGGCGACCTGCCGGCGGTGGCCGAGGGTGCCGATTACCTCGATGGCACGATCCCGGACGACGAAGAGGCGACTTACAAGGCTGCCAAGATCGGCCGTCTCTCGACGATTACGATGGAGGCGATCAAGAACGACGACGTCGGCATGCTGCGCCAGATCCCGACCAAGCTCTCGCGCGCTGCCAAGCGCACCCTGGGCAAGTTCGTGATGGACTTCGTGCGCGCCAATGGCGTGATCTACGACGGCCTGGCCCTGTTCCACGCCACGCACGCCAACCTGGGCACCGCTGCGCTGTCTTCGGCCGCCTGGTCGGCCGCTCGCCAGGCGATCATGAAGCAGACCGAACAGGGTTCGAACGAGCGCCTGGGCATTCCGCCGAAGAACCTGTGGGTGCCGTCCGATCTGGAAGAAGCGGCGTTCGAGCTGTTCAAGAACCGCAACACCAGCAACGACCAGAACTTCATCCAGACCCAGGCGCCGAAGATCATCCCGGTCTGGTACTGGACGGACGTGACCGACTGGGCGGCCAGCGTCGACAAGATGGACATCCCGACCGTCGAAATCGGCTTCATGGATGGCCGCGAAGAGCCGGAGTTGTTCGTGCAGGACAACCCGACCGTGGGCAGCCTGTTCGCCAGCGACAAGATCACCTACAAGATCCGCCACATCTACGGCGGTGCGGTGATGGATTATCGCGGCCTCTACAAGGCCGTGGTGGCTGGCTAAGCCAGCGGTAGTACCTGACGGGGCGGGCGACCGCCCCGTATGAACATTCGCAATAAGGCGGCCGATGCTCGTTGATCTGAAAAAGCTGGTGGATGGTTTTGTGCGCGATGAGTCCGAGCGGCTCACGCGCACGGACAAGGAAGGCGCCATTAGCCTGGCTGTGGCCCGCTACGGCAAGGATCGGCCGCGCAAGAAGGTCGAGGACGTGGTGAGTGCCGGCGGCGATACGCTGCCGCTGCCGACCGCCTGGGAGGCGGAATCGTCGCTGCTGATGGTCGAATACCCGATTGGCGAGACGCCGCCCGTGCTGCTGCCCTGTTCGATCTACACCGCGCCGTCCGGCGACGTGCTGCGCCTGGGCGATGGCCTTGCTGCGGGCGCCGAAGCGCGCCTGACTTTTACCGTGCGCCATGTGGTATCGGACGTGCTGGACACGGTGCCGGCCGGGCATCGCGAGGCGGTGGCGGCTTATGCGGCGGCGTTGCTGCTGGAGCAACTGGCGGCGGCGGCGATCAACGATGGCGATTCGACCCTGCAGGCGGATACGACTGACCGCCGAACGAAGGCCCAGGAATACGCGAGCCGGGCGCGAGCGCTCAAAACCCGCTACGGCGAGGCGATGGGCGTCGGCGAGGCCGGCGGCGCCGGTGGCCAGGCGGCGACCGGAACCACGGTTTCGTGGCCCGGCCGGGCGCGCCTGACACGGGGGATTCGCAGCAATGTCTGAAACGATGCGCTTTCAACTGCGCGGCCTCGATGTGGTCGCAGCGGCGCTGGAGAAATCGCCGGAGATCGTGCGCGACGAGTTGAGCCGCTTTTTCGCCTGGGTGCTGCCGCACCTGACCAGCGAAGTGCAGGATCGCTCGCCGACGGCCGACGGTCATCTGCGCAACAGCGTTATCGGACGCAGCGAAGTAACGGCCAACGGCATGCTGGGCGTGGTCGGCACGGCGCTCGACTATGCGCCGGCTGTCGAGCTGGGCACCAAGCCGCACCCGGTTTCGGAAACCGGCATTCTGGCCCTGGCCGAATGGGCGATGAAAAAACTCCCGCTCGGACAGGCGGTTTCGCTCAAGACGGGCAAGCCGCTCAAAAGCAAGGGCGTTGAAGAAATGGCGCTGTCGGCTGCCCATGCCATCGCCTGGAAGATTCGCCACCACGGCAGCAAAGGCGCGTTCATGTTCCGCGATGCGTTCAATGCCAACCAGGTGCAGATCGCGCAGCGCTTTGACCAGGTGGTCAATAACATCATCAAACGCATTGGCGGTGGCGCATGAGCGAGCACGCGACGATCCGCGCGGCCATCGTGGCCAAGTTGAAGACGGTGGCCGGTATCGGCCAGGTGTATGCCTACGAGCGCTACGCCAAGACGGACAAGGATTTCCGTGACATCTACGCGGCAAAAGACCGGGTGCTCGGCTGGCACGTGCGCCGCGTGGCACGCCGCGAGGATGCCGAGAACAACGAGGTGATGACCGACTGGGAGATTCGGGGCTTCATGAGCCTGGAAGATGCCAGCGCCAGCGAGCTGGATTTCGACACGCTGGTCGACGCCATCGGCGATGCCTGGCGCGCCGACCCGACGCTGGGGCGTGTCGTGCTGTATCCGCGCGATGAAGGGCTGGTCGTGCCCGAGCTGGCAGACGCCGGCCCGGCGCTGTTTGCCGGCGTGCTGTGCCACGGCGCGCGGCTGAAACTGACTACCCGGCATGTCGTCGATGCCGGCCGGCCGTGGGATTGACATGCCAGCCATCGAACGCGACATCGAAATCGAGATCGGCGGCGTCTGGGATTCGCCGATAGCGCTCAAGAACGCCGACGGCACGCCCTATCTCGGCTTGGCCGGCGCCGAAGGGCGCATGCAGATCCGCGACCCGGACGGCGCGCTGCTGGCCGAGTTGTCGACGGCCAATGGCCGCCTGGTCTTCGACGGCGCCCTGGGCACGGTCACCCGGCGCCTCGGCGCCACGGTGACGGCGGCGATCTCTGCCGAAAAGGGTTTTTACGACATGGAAATCATCCCTGGCGGCATCGCCGACATGGCCTGGAAGCTGTATCGCGGCAAGGTCAAGTTCGTGGCGGAGCAGACGCATGACTGATTGCATCGTCGAGATCGTCGTTCCGGCGGTACCGCTGATCGTCGAAACGATCGTTCCGGAGGCGCCGCTCGAGGTCGAGCTCGGGGTTCCCGGGCCGCCGGGGCCGATGGGGCCCCAGGGGCTTCCCGGTACGCCCGGCGCCCCCGGCCTCTCCGGCGCCAACTACGTCCATAACCAGGCCGTTCCCGCTGCCGACTGGATCATCAATCACGGTCTTGGCCGCTATCCGTCGGTAACGGTGGTCGATTCGGCCGGCACCACGGTGATCGGCAACGTCGAGTACGTCTCGCCCAACGACGTGGCCATTCATTTCACGGCCGCGTTCGGCGGCTCCGCTTATCTGAACTGAGGAGAAAACCATGAAGCACCTCGTCAATATCGACCTGAACAAGAACGAGCTGCAGAATGCCCGGGTTCAGAACCTGGCCTCGGCGCCCGGCTCGCCGGTGGTCGGCCAGATCTACCACGACACCGTCAATCTGTCGCCGTACTTCTGGAACGGCAGCGCCTGGGTGCCGATGGACGCGACCAAGCGCACCGGCATTCCGCTCGCCAACCTGGCTACCGACCCGCTGGCCCGCGCCAACCACACCGGCACGCAGCTGGCGGCGACGATCAGCGATTTCAATACCGCCGTGCGCACCAACCGCCTCGACCAGATGGCGGCGCCGACTGCCGACACCTCGATGGGCGGCTTCAAGCTGACCAACGTGGCGACGCCGGTTTCCGGCACCGATGCGGCCAACAAGCAGTACGTCGACGATGTGGTGGCCTCGATCTCCTGGAAGAATGAGGTGCGCGTCGCGTCGACCGCCAACGGCACGCTGGCCTCCGCCTTCGCCAACGGCTCGACGGTCGATGGCATCGCCCTGGTCACCGGCGACCGCATCCTGCTGAAAGACCAGACGACGCAGACGGAAAACGGCCTCTACACCGTCAATGCCTCCGGCGCGCCGACGCGCGCCACCGACGCCGACAGCGGCGCCGAAATGAGCGGCGCGGCGGTCTACGTCACCAACGGCACGACCAACCAGGGCACGCGCTGGGTCTGTAACACGACCGGCACGATCACGCTCGGCAGCACCTCGCTGACTTTCGTGCAGTTCGCCGGCGGCTCGGCCTACACGGCGGGCAACGGCCTGACGCTGGCGGCCAACGATTTCAACGTCGGCGCCGGCACCGGCATCAGCGTCGCGGCCGACTCGGTCAGCATCGATACCGCCGTGGTCGTGCGCAAGTACTCCGGCACGATCGGCGACGGCAGCACGACGGCCATCGTCGTCACGCACAACCTGAACACCAAGGACATTCACGTCCAGCTGCGCCAGGTGGCCGACGATGTGTTCGTGGTGGCCGATGTGACGGCGACTTCGGTCAATACCTGCACCATCACCTTCGCCGTGGCGCCGGCCGCCAGCGCCATCCGCGCAACCGTCTTCGCGTAACGCCCGATGAAGGCGCTCAGCCCCCAGCCGGTTGTCGACGTCGCGGCATTGCCGACGGCGGCCCCGGCGCTGGCTGGGGCGGTGTTCCGGCTGACGACCGACAACCGGCCCTACTGGTGTAACGGCTCGGCCTGGTTCTGCCTGCAGCCGCAGATCACCGTCGCCACCACCGCGCCGGCCAGCCCGGCGCTCAACGATTTGTGGCTGGCGATCTGACATGACCAGCTTCGCCGCCCTCTACGCCTTCGCGCTGCAGCTGTGGCTGGCCGGCGTGCTGGCCATCGGCCTGCTGCTCGCCACGCTGTGGCTGGTGGCGGTGGTGGTCGAGAGCACGCGCCCGATGCGCAACTGCTTGATCGTCGCCGTCGCGCTGTGGATCGAGGGCGGCTGCCGACAATGGCTAGGGGTTCGCCGCAGTCGCCCCTGCCGTGGCCTGCTGCCGCACTTCGGAGCGGCGCATCATGGTCGTTGGCGCAACGTTCGCGTTATTGAATACATCCCGTCCCGGCACGCCTCCCTTGATAGCGGCCTGCTGTTCCAGGGCGAATACCGCGTCTGGCACCTGCGGGTGACCGACGTTCGCCGCTTTACCGACCGGGCCGCAGCGCTGGCCCATAACCCGAGGAATTGAATATGCTGACTCCCGCCCAATGC